ATTTTCCATACATTTACCTAACCAATACTCACAACATGCTCTACCCATTTCTGCAAAGTGTGCATTGTTATTATAAGTAAAGTCTGTGCCAAACATACTTATTGCACCTACATTATTCCAATAAGCAAATGCTATAGCATAAGCAACAGTATTATTTAAGTATGCACATGATGTATCTTCTATAACACTTTTAATAGGATACTCCTCTACAGCTGGAACTCTTGCATCTAATTCACATGAATATATTGGATAATCTATTTTAGGTAATTCCTCTCTCATCATTTCTGTCATGGATGCTGCTTCATCTGTATCAAAGAAACGAGACATAGGGTCAAGAATAAATGCTCTATCAGCTTTCTTTACCACTCCTATCATTGCATTTATAACCCAAACTTCATCAAACTTTTTACTATGTAACTGTGACAAATGAAAATCTATTTGACTCATACCCATTGCTACAATAGCTACATGTTTTCCTTCTAAAGATAATATTCTTTCTTCTAACATTATTGTTCTGCTATCCTTCTTTGACCGCCTCTATAGGCATCTTTTCTATTTCTTCCATCTTGTTCTATGACTAGCTTATCTAATGCTTCTTTAAATCTTGTTTCATAAAGACCAACTAAATCAGGTTCACCTTTCATAAATATATACGCTTCTACTAGAGAGCCAAACAAAAGAACATCTGGTGCATTAGAACCTAACCAGCTTGTGCCATCTGATGATGCAGTAATAGATTGTGGTAAATGAAAGTAATGTAACTCTACTGTGTAATTAGCATCAGGCGTTGGACCTAATATAAAAAAACCATCATCAAATTGTGCGTAGTATTCTGGTAATCCTGTATTAGTAGAAGGTTTAGGATAAGCTTCTCTAATAAAATTAACATCTTTATTTATTAAAAAATTGTAGTTGCCATCTGAATCTACTACTGCCAATGAATAAGAATATAAAAAATCATCTGGCACTCCAAGATATTGATTATTTATAGTTGCAGTAGCTTGTTGATTCTTTCTATAGCGTGGTAATTCTACCGAACTATTTATTCTACTCTCAGCTTGTTTAATTAAAGTAGGTAGATTATTTACAAATGTGGTCTCTGTATTTTCAGTATAGTCCTGTATTGCAGTTTTTAATGTAGTAAATGTAAATGACATTAGCTTATGGTTATAGTTAATTTACCTAGTTTACCTTTCAAAACCATGTTACTTAGATTGCAGTCACCAAATGCTGAGTTCCATCCACCTATAGGATTGAAACCTGATAAACCTCTACTAGCCTCTAAATCTGTTTGTGGTCTTGGATTCTTTAATGCTTGTGGGTCATTTAGTCTTAATCTACCTAACTGTAGTTGTGGCTGGTCTTTATCTAATACATCTTTGCCTACTAATAGTCCTGTCCTTTTTTTATCTTTTATTTGATTGCGTAAATCTTTTAAAGGATATCTAAATCCAGTTCTATCGCATATACCATATGCATGTTTACCTTTTGCATATGGCATACTAATAACCTCCCGGCACGAATCTTACAGCTGCCTTGACTCTATTTTCCTCAGATGCAAGCTTCCATTGTTCTTCATACTGTTGTTTTAAGAATGGAACTCTTTGTGCTGCCTCTGGATTTTTCATAGCAAGATAATATGCTAATCCTGAAACTAGACATGGTAAGAACACTTTAGGTACATCAAGAGTATTAGATGCTGGTGTTCCTGCATCATATATCTGTCTTAGCCTATACCAAACTACTTTATAAGTAGTAGTGCTATCCGGCACAGGATAAAGAGTAAAAGAAGTAGAGCCACTATCTCTGTTAACTAATATCTCATTAGGTCTGCCTCTATCTAACTTATTAGGTATATCTGCATACTGTGAAAAGGATACTCTAGTTAAAGACGTATCACTTTGCGCATTTGTTTCTCCATCATCTGTTCTTAAATGATGTTCTAATAAATCAATAGTGTCAGCATCTAAAGTGTATGTAGCAGTTCCAGCAGTAAGAGTCGTACTACCTGATTCAACTTGCCATAGATTTAAACCTCTGTTTGCCCATTCGAGCATCATAAGATTTATGCTACGTCTAGCTGTACGCAGGTCGTAACCGGTTCTCATTTCTAAACCAGCTAATTCAAAAGCCTCCTCTGCTGCTTCTGCTATATCAAGATTAAAGTTATTAGTAGTGGCTGTTGCCATATATTATTTCTTTTTCTTTGGTTTCCCATAGGCTGCGCCCATACCGCCATGACCATACTTAGGCATACCACCGCCCATCATTCCATGAACTTCGCCTCCGTGTTTCATTTTAACCATGTCTTGATAATCACCAACTTGACCACCTTCATCAAAGTTAATAACCATATCCTTACCAGTTTTTTTCATTTCCTCACGTGCTGCCTTCATACCAGCATCATCATAAGGAAATTTCTTTTTACCTACATTTGGCATATTTTTTCTCCTGTTGTTTAAACATATTTATTTTAAGGTTCAAATGTTCCGTTATCAATTAATATCTGTCTATTCTTTAGATGCTCTTCTTCAACTTCTTGTTTGCTTTGTCCAAAGTATTTCACTGCTAGATGTTTGTCAACCATAAGTTGATTTATGTTTACATCATCTACAACTACATCACCTAATACTCTGCCATACTTACCTTTAGAATCTTTTAGTTTTGTTTGTATAACAATCTTATCACCTGCATCTATAGACTCTTTTAAGAAAGACCCAGCCATTTTTCCTCTAGCCTTTTCATCAAGGTCACGGGTACGTGACTCAGGAGTATCAATGCCATAAAGACGAACACGACACTTATGAAAAATGTCAAACCCAAGGTCCAACACAACGTCAACAGTATCACCATCAACGACTCTTTCAACTTTACAACCATACTCATACATCACCTATACCTCTTAGATATCTTCGCAGCAGACTTAGGTTGTTTAGAAAATTGTTTACCTTTCTTAGTATCTGCTCTTTTCTTCCTAGTAGTAGCTGCATATTGAGAACTAGACATGGCTTTGATAGCTTTTTCAGGTAAATATCTTTCTCCTGTTTCTGACGACTTCTTACCTGACTTAGTACGCCATTTTTGTTTAGTCCAGTCTTTAAGACTTTTTTGACTTTTTGCTATTGCCATGTGCTTTTCTTATTGAATCTTTACCCTTTTTAAATATATTAGTGACCTCAGACTTACCCATAACTTTTGCTCTTTGCTCTCCGACTGTAAGTATTTGTATTTTTCTAGCAAAGGGTTTTTTAATTCTTTTGACTTTTGCAACTGTTTTCCTTGCATCTGTAGGCGTTGCAAACTTAATGGGTACTGTATCTTTAGGATTTTCATCTGTGTATAAACGCCTCCCGCTTCCTTTAGGTTTTTTTCCTGTTCCTTCTTTTGGGTCTTTTGCCATAAGCTTCTGTCAATGCTATTGCTACTGCTTGTTTCTGTGGTCTCCCTTCTTTCTTTAATTTAGAAATATTAGAAGATATTACCTTCTGACTACTTCCTTTTTTTAGAGGCATTATTCATAGCCTTTATATGATTCTTTACTATCTTAGCTTGCGCTGCGTGCATCTTAGATGCGTTCTGCAACTGCTTTACTACTGGTTCTAAGTCCTTGCTCATTTATATCCTCCACCTTTTGCTTTATATTGTTTAGCTAACATCTGTGCTTTTCTAGCACTCCATTGTCCGGGTTTACCACCTTTACCACCAGCCTTAATGCGTTTAAACATTCTCTCACGCATACCCGGCTTTGTGTAGTTACCAGCTTCGTTTACCCTTGATTTCTTTTTTTTACCTGTCATTTGTTTTTTAGTTTGAGTTCTACTAATTACCATTTAACTTTGTGACTCCAATACCTAGCACTAAACTTATCTGGACTTGCATCTTGTGCATTATGTCTTGCATAGTAAGATTTTTTACGTGCTTTGTCTTTTTTAGACTTGGGATTTTTACCAGCACCTTTAACACCCTGCTGTCCAAAGCGTATTAGTTTAGTCTTATCACCTTTCTTAGCCACAACAACATGTGACTTCTTAGGATGATTAGGAGTTCTTTTAGGTTTGTTGTATCCGCTAACCCCTGCTTTTTTTAACTTAGGGTCTTTAGCCATCAATCCTCACCTTTAAACTTTTTACTCTGTCCTGATGTACCTGCGTATATTCCAAACACTGCTGCCATAGCACCTACTACTATAGATACTAAGCCAGCTTGTTCTAAATTAGGTTCAGGTATATCCATAAACCAAGTTACAACTTTGTAAAGTAATATGATGTATACAGTCACAAATGCTCTAGGAAATATTCTCCATGCATCAACAGTTCTTGCTAAGTGTATCCATTTCTGAAAAGGATTATCACCGGCACTGTTGGCATTAGCGTCTATCTCTACTTCAAGGTTTATCTTTTTCTTTACAGATTCTTCCATCATATAAATTTAATATATGCTACTGCAACAGAAACTAAACCATAAAGACCCCACAGCATATTTTCTATTCGTAAAAACTTTTTACTACCTTCATCGAGTCTACGCTCTATGTACTCATAACGTAGAGCGTACTCTCTTTCTAATCCACTTAGACGTGCTTCTAAAGGTAATTTATCAGTTTCTACTGATTTAGACATTACGCTGTAGTAGCAGTATCGTAGTTTTTATTTGCCCAAATAATGATGCTATAGCTATCACCGCTAGAGTGTCCAACAGTTGTTAACAATAAATCACCATTCTTACCGCTACCTGCATTATTAGGTATGCCCGGCAAACTTTTATTACTCCAAGTAAAATCCCATGTATCAGTTTGGTCTGCACCAGCTTCTAAAATAAATTGGTTAGATGAAGCATTCCAAAATAATTTGAAACCCATACCTACATTACTAAACCATATTCTATTTATACTGATACCAGAGCAAGCCTGACCATTAATACCTGAAGTTAAACCTGATACATCAACTTTAGTAACAGCACTTTCTCCTGTGCCATCACTAATATTAGTTAACTTAACTATTAAGTTTTTACCGCCATCATCTAAGATAGTTTGTGTTGTTACTGCATCAGCCACTATGCACCCCCTTAAGCGTCAGCAAATGGAGTTACTACAGTACCGGAAGCAAGGACTATGCCTTCTACTGCGTACTTGGCTGAACCTATAGCTGTAACTCTAATGATACTTCCAGCTATACCGCCTTTAGTTGTACCATTCAAAGTTATAACATCATTTGTTGCACCTGAGAAAAATGTTTTACCTGCTGCATCGCTTTTACCCATATACAATCCACCAACGAACTTATCAGTTCCATCAGTTAAAATATCTAAGTCTGTAGCTGCTGTCTCAATGACAAAGGTAAATGATGCTCCTAAGTTGTTTAATTGATTAGGGTCATCATCTGAATTAGGTGCTGTAGTCACAATGCTAGGTAAAGTGAACTTACCATCAGCATCATTACAAGTAAGTATCTTACCTGCGTGTGCAGCAACTGTGAGAGTTGTGTCAGCTGTAAGGCTAGTTACTGTAGCATTACCTGCTGAAATGAATCCTGCCAGTGACCTGACCGGACCTGAAAATGTCGATTTTGCCATACTAAGTCTCCTTAATAAATTCTATCGTCTTGGCGAGTCTGCTAGGGCAGTCGATAGATTAATTTTATCCCTAGAAAGAAAAGGGGAGTATATATCATTTCAACTCCCCTCAAGTTACTAGCTTGACCCCGAAGAGCCAAAAATACCTAGTGGGTCAGATACTCCAAAAGAATATCTTTCTCTAGCTTTGTATCTTACGTTACCAGTATCAAAGTCACCATCCATGCTTGTTTCTAATGGTGTACGTGCAAAGTGCTTAAAGCCATTTGGTACGTCAGTCA